GCCACCAAGACTGGTGTTGACTTTGAAGAAGTAATCGGAAACTTTTAATTTAGAGGTTTAAACTACCATGGCAACTAGACAACAATTAAATCCACCTCCACTAAGAAAGATTACTGACTTTAAGAGTAAGTTAACAGGTGGTGGTGCTAGAAGTAATCTTTTTGAAGTTGTTCTTTCATTCCCAGATATTGCTCCTGCAGATACTAATGTTCTTGATAAGGCAAGATTTTTAGTCAAAGGTGCAAACCTTCCTGCTTCTAATGTTGCTCCTATCGATGTTCCTTTTAGAGGAAGAACTCTAAAAGTTGCAGGAGACAGGACATTTGAAAGTTGGACAGTTACGGTAATTAATGACACTGACTTTGCTATTCGTTCAGCATTTGAGAATTGGATGAATAGAATTAATCGAGTTTCCGATAATACTGGAGAAACAGATCCAACAGCATATACTGCAGATGCTTTTGTTTATCAACTTGATCGTGATGGATCAACTCTCAGAGCATATCATTTTTATGATATTTTTCCAACTTCTATCGGAGCAATTACGCTCGATTACGGCACATCAACCATTCAAGAATTCCCTGTAGAGTTCCAAATTCTCTGGTGGGAAGCAATGAAAGGTAATTCTCCATCAGCTGGTGGAGAAGATATTAACTAAATAACTCATACAAGTAGTTTAATAAAAATTATAAGATGGCGAAACTTTTTGGTTTTTCGATTGAGAGTAGTGACAACAAACCCAAATCTGTAGTTTCCCCCGTTCCTCCTAGTAATGAGGACGGGGTTGACTATTTTATTCAGTCTGGATTTTATGGTCAATATGTAGATATTGAGGGTGTTTATAGAACTGAGTATGATTTAATTCGCCGTTATCGTGAAATGGCACTTCATCCTGAGTGTGATAATGCTATTGAAAGTGTTGTAAATGAAGCGATTGTCAGCGACCTTTATGATTCTCCTGTAGAAATTGAATTATCTAACTTAAATGCAAGTGATCGTTTAAAAGAAGTTATAAGAGCAGAATTTAAATATATTAAAGAAATCATGGACTTTGATAAAAAGTCTCATGAAATTTTCAGAAACTGGTATATAGATGGACGTTTATTTTATCTTAAAGTAATTGATCAAAAAAATCCTGATGCAGGTATCCAGGAATTAAGATATATTGATCCAATGAAAGTAAAACATGTTCGTCAAGAGAAAAAGACGGGCAATGATGTTAATGAAACAAGAAATTTAAATTTGCTATCAAGATCTTTCGGACAAGAGCAAGAATATAATTTTCCAGAAATTGAAGAATACTTCATTTATACTCCTACTCCAAATTTTCCTACAGGAACAATTAGTGGTGGATCTAAAAGAGGAGTTAAGATTGCAAAAGATTCAATTACATATTGCACTTCAGGATTAGTTGATAGAAATAAGGGAACAATTCTTTCTTATCTACACAAGGCAATTAAAGCACTTAATCAGTTAAGAATGATTGAGGACTCTCTAGTTATCTATAGACTATCTAGAGCACCAGAGCGTCGTATTTTTTACATTGATGTTGGCAATCTACCTAAAGTAAAAGCAGAGCAATACTTGAAAGAGGTTATGTCTCGTTATCGTAATAAACTTGTTTATGATGCAAATACTGGTGAAGTTCGTGATGATCGTAAGTTCATGAGTATGCTTGAAGACTTTTGGCTTCCAAGAAGAGAAGGTGGTAGAGGAACTGAAATTACCACTCTTCCCGGTGGTCAAAATCTTGGTGAACTTTCGGATATTGAATACTTCCAGAAAAAACTTTATAGAGCACTTGGAGTTCCAGAAACAAGGATTGCTGGTGGTGGTGATGGATTTAATCTTGGTAGATCATCTGAAATTTTAAGAGATGAACTGATGTTCTCAAAGTTTGTTGGTCGTTTGAGAAAGAGATTTGCTAATCTTTTTAATGATATTCTTCGCACACAATTACTATTAAAAAATATAGTTTCCCCAGAAGATTGGGAAAAAATGAGTGATCATATTCAATACGACTTTTTATATGACAATCATTTTTCAGAATTAAAAGAAGCAGAATTATTAACCAACAGATTGACACTTGCAACTACAATTGAACCTTATATTGGAAAGTATTATTCGACAGAATATGTTCGTAAAAAAATTCTTCGTCAAACTGACTCGGAGATTATTGAAATAGATCTTCAAATTGAAGATGAAATTGCTAAAGGTATTTTACCGGATCCAAATGCCCCTGTTGACGAGATGGGTAATCCGTTACCTGGTGATGGAGAAACTGCAGGTCAAGCGATTGAACAAGGAGCAGGTGGTGAAGTTCCAATAGAACCTACTATAAATGATACAGCAGTAGAAATACCAGAACCCAAAGGTGGAAAAATATAAATAACCATATAATAATAAACAATTTTTATGGAAGAACTTATCGACTTGATTGCAACTGATGGATCACCATCTGATATTTCTGATGTGGTCAAACAATTACTCTATGCTAAATCTGCAGAAAAAATAGAATCTATTCGACCAGAAGTTGCAACAATGATGTTTGATAATAGCGATCAAACAGGAGATGCTGAATAATGGCAATAAAAATAGTTCAAAATGTAAATAGAATTTCTCCAACAGTTTCTGTTGCTGCAACTAGCAATCCAATTGCTTTGAAAAGTGGTTATATACGTGTTGCTGCCGGATTAACTGCAGTTTATGTTGAAACGGGCGGAAATCCTACTGTTACTACTAATTCATTTTATGTTTCACCATATGGGAATGAAGTATTAAAGGAAAGAATTGCTAGGCAAAAGGTTGCAGGAATTACAACTGGATCGTCTACAGTTATTACATTTCCAAATAATGCAGGTAATCCTTTTGTTATTGGAGATTATGTAACCATTGAAAATGCACAACCGTCTGGGATAAATACTGTCCATCAGTTAGTCACAGATTTAACAGAATCTACCCTAACAATATCAGCAGATACATCATCTGTTGTTGGAGTTATTACAGTCACAGAAGCAATAGTGTCAAGAAGTGTTAAGGTTGCAGCTCTTGCTGACGCTAATGCAACAAATTTAAGTATTACAGAAATAGTCCAATTAGTTTCCGAATAAAATGAAACTCATCACCGAAGAAGTACAAAAAGTAGAATTTATTACCGAAGGAAAAGGTTCTTCCCAAAAATGCTACATTAAAGGCATTTTCTTACAGGCAGAACAAATTAATCGAAACGGTAGAATGTATCCTCTTTCAATTATGGAAAGAGAGGTGAATAGATATAATGAAAATTTTGTACAAAAAGGTCGTGCTCTTGGAGAACTTGGACATCCAGATGGTCCAACAGTAAATCTTGATAGAGTTTCGCATAAAATTTGTGAACTTTATAGAGATGGTAATAACTTTATCGGTAAAGCACAAATTCTTGAAACTCCCATGGGTAAAATTGCATCTTCTTTAATTAAAGAAGGTGTTTGTCTTGGAGTTTCTTCTCGTGGTGTTGGATCGTTAAAAATAACTAATGAAGGACATAAAATTGTTGGTGAAGATTTCATGCTAGCAACCGCTGCTGATATCGTTGCAGATCCTTCTGCACCTGATGCATTCGTTCAGGGAATTATGGAAGGTAAAGAATGGATATACGATTCAAATAAAAAAGTTTGGATAGCGGATTCAATTAAAAATATCATTGAAAACGATGTGAAAAAAAAGAAATTGACTGAAGAAAGAAAACTTCAGCATTTTCAAAAGTTTTTAAGTATGATGTAAATGAAACAATACTATATCTATTATTTGTAATGGTATAAAATTTGGGTGTATGAAAGATGCTTATGAATATTTTAATGTTTCTAAGCAGACTTTTAAAAAAAGATATAAATTTAAATTCTTTTCAAATCTTTAATTTATAAATAAATATAGATTATAACACAATCAATCAAAATGTCCGTTGGTAGAAATTTACAAGAAATGGAAAACGTAGTAACCAAAGGGGCTGCACCTGCCGAACCAATGAGCACAATTGCACAGAATGCTTCTGGAGTTATGATTCCTGGGCAAACTGGTAGTTGGGAGGATTTAGGTGGACCTACCCCAGAAAATTATCGTCCAGACGATGATTCCGCAACACTTAAAACTCCTGGAGCAACTCTTACTCAGGTAAAGAATGTAGTTAACGCTAAAGCAGCAGCTGCAGAACCTATGCCAACGTTGGCAAAGGAAGAAGTTGATGAGGAAGAAGATCTTATCGATGAAGAAGAACTTGACGAAGATGAAGAAGAAGTAGAAGAAGACGAAGAAGACGAAGAAGAAGTTGAAGAAGAATTTAACATTGAAGAAGATGTCAATGCTCTTCTTGAAGGTGAAGAACTTTCTGAGGAATTCCAAGAGAAAGCACGCACTATTTTTGAAGCAGCAATTCGTTCTAAAGTTTCTGAAATCAAAGAAGAACTTCAAGAAACTTATGAAAATGCTCTTATTGAAGAAGTTCAGTTTATCAAAGAAGAATTAACTGAGCGTTTAGATACTTATCTTGAGTATGTTGCTGATGAGTGGATTCAAGAGAATGCACTTGCCATTGAGCACGGTCTTAAGACTGAAATGACCGAATCATTCCTCGCCGGAATGAAGAGTCTTTTTGAAGATCATTATGTTTCAATTCCTGAAGATAGATATGATGTAATCGAGAGTATGGTAGATAAACTTGATGAAATGGAAGAAAAACTCAACGAGCAAATCGAAAGAAATATTGCTCT